GATCTAGGGGATAAATTGCACAACGAAGGCCGTTAGTAGTATTATGATAAAACACATATATTGCATCGTTTGAATCCCCCAAAAAATGAGTTGCAAGTCCTATGCAACCTGAACCACTTTGTGTCGTGGTTACTGCATTGGGGAATCCTTCCACAGTCGTTCCAAATTCCCCACTAGTCTTTAAATACCCAACCTTAATTACGTTCCCAGTAGTTTCATAAGCACAGGCCAAGTTTGTACCGATTGGTGTGATGTCGAAATTAGGATTTGTAGCATTTGCATCACTTTGAATTGTGACTGCTGCTTCAAATGTAAGTGGTGAGGCTGGATTTAGTCTTTGAACTTTGAATGTACTAGCAGCATCCATATAGTGAACATAGATATAATCATGAGCACTAGATACTCGTGGACGAAGGCCAGTAGCAGAGAGTGACACGTCTGATTGCAAAGGAAGTCCGCTAGCCTGGTCAATAACTGTAGCCCTGACTCCACCACGACTGTCCTCCCACGCGTATACCGTCACACCATTCGTAGTATTTACATCAGGAGTTGATTGTGCTGCCGTGTTCTTAACAACTGAGACTGACTCAACTGAAACGCTACCAACCTTGCCCTTATTGGCCCAAGTATCAGAGCTCTCAACAAAGGAGTAGGTATCTTGGGAAGTAAGCTGCAATAACTCGTCTTTAAATGTAGCAAGCTTCTTTGAGCCATTTATTACAGCAGAGGAGCCTAAGATTGTCTTAGGCAAATCATCAAAGCCAAAGCGCTTCGTGATAGTGCCGATCTTTGTAAAGATACCATTTTCACAAGCCAAGAGCTTTCCAGGCTGTACAACCTTAGGATCAGTCTTTGTATCGACTCCTACTCCAAGGCCTATGGGTATGTTTTGCTTCTGTAATGGCATCTTATAGCTCGTACGCAATCAACTTTACTGCATTTATAGTGGCCCTAGCACCAGATCCACCAGATCCAAGGCTCATTTGTGCTTTATAAGTATACGTTCCTGCGGCTGGGGTATCTATAATCCATATGCACCCAGGAGGGGTCGTAGCTCCAGCCAAGGTTGCCGTTGCGTTAAAAAACCATTCTATTTCCGCGATAGTTGTGGAATCTCGAACTATATAATATTCCGAATGCATCACACCAGACACTGAGACGCGATTCCCTCCAATGGCTGAATTAGACGTTGAGCCATCTGGGATAAATCCTATATAGACGGGCCTTCCCGTTGTAGTTATTGAGACCGATAGATTGGTTATGTCTACAGGAGATGTTGATGTAGTCTGTTGAAATGTAACAGCTGAGCTAATTTGTTGGCCAAGAGCCGCACGCTTAGCCTGGGTAACGTTTGCATCAATTAATTGCGCAGTCCCTATGCTCGCATTTGCCATTTGTGTCTGAGTAATCGTGGTGTTTGCAATCTTGCCAGCCGTTACTGCCAAGTTCGTGATATCTGCAGTGTCTATAGTTGCTGAACTAAGAACTCCTGCGGCTGATAGTTTAACAGGAAGTGTTGAGCCTGGGAGTGCCGCCCAAAGAGTAATTGTTTGATCGCTCGCCTGACTTGTCGTATTTTGAATCCTTGTAAACTTAGCGCTAGCTACGTTCTCAAATATTGAGATTGATCCACAAGATATAAACGCCGTCTCAGTTGCTGACTGCTTAAAGGTAAATGTCTTGGTCGTATCTGAGTAATTCAAATCAGCTGTAGATGTTGAGTAGTCGCCAGTAATAGTACCTAAGCTTGCGACGTTGATCGCACCACCCGAGGTAAGTTGTACATCAGTGCCTGAGCCGTCATTAAAGTACAGCTCTCCGCCAACAACATAAACTGAGTTTGTGAATGAGGAGGCAAGGGCTGATCCGAGTGAATTGTACTTAGTAGTATTTACGTTTGTGAGGTTAAAACCACCAATCGAAAGATCGGCATTAATAGACAATCCTGCAACAGGAACCTTAGGCCCCTTACCAGTCGTATGGTCATGAGCATCAACAAGATTAAATGCATCGTTTAGATTTGTTGCCCATGTAGGACCGACCTGTCCTGTTGGTCCCACTGTCGGTAGCACCAAGTTCATTAAGGGCGTTGTCGAAGTTACTGGCATATCATTCTCCTCAAAACACCCATATGGATGCTGTCATTGCACTCGTTGCTCGTAAAATTACCTGTAAATCAGGACGTGGATTCGTAGTTGGTGACACATACACTGCGCCTGCTGCATTCTGCTTAATAACAACAAAACCCTTAGGCACTCGTCTCAACCCATGGTCAACAATCTTGTCTGCATTGTTACCAGTAGTAAAAGCCGTTACAGGGGCCGAATACTGAAATGTAATCTTGTCCCCGTTTGCTATTGTAAATGGATTGACTTGCGTAATTGAGGTCTCGGTAGCTGACGCCCCAGAGGTAACAAACAATACTCCACGAGATGTAGTTGTTGTGTTGTAGAGCATGCGAAGCATGTGCTCTGCTGTGCCTGAATCCATAGCCAATCCAATCCCTAAATGCACGTTGGCATTAGGACTAGAGGAGGCCATAGAATTAGTATCAATTACAAAGGCACTACCTGTAGCAGGATCTGTCGGTGTGTTCACATCAAGAGACGTTGAATTTGGAGCTCCTGCAAAGCTAAGAAGCACGTCCATCTCTAAACTCTGTCCAACTCTACGGTATCTACCAGTATATGTAGTATTCGTTGTGAAGGAACCAGTAGGTGTGTACGTAATCCAATCTGATACCAAGGGAATACTTGTACCGCTAAAGACTACGTCCTCAAAGATAACGCCAGAGTTCCAGGGCATCCCCTCAATCTTACCAACAGCCTCAGATACATTATCCTGTACCTTAGCTAGCTGGTAATCATCCTCTGGTATTATCTTCTTAAACATCGTCTATCTTCCGTATGGAAATACCCATGGAAAGGCGATTGCATTGCGAACGTCAGTCATAACCTCAGGCTGCCCAATATCACGAGCCTCCTTCATAGCGTTAATCCTAGATACAAGGTCATTCTTCTCTGCCATTAAGGGACTGGGGTCTTGTTCTTGCTTGATCACGCATTTGATAGCTGCATCCACAACAACAAAATCCTCCCACCCGTTAATACCATCAAATGTATCACTATCTGCAGCCAAGTCAGCCGGTGCTGGCACATACCACAAAGTAATCGTTTGTGCGGCGGGTATAGGCGTAAACACGATATTAGATCCAACAATTCGGTATCTAATAATCACGTCATTATAAATGTACTTGTTGCGGTCCATGAAGCTGTACTTCTCCATTGGAGCCTGTATTCCATTCACCGGATAATCCACACCCTTCAACTTATAAAAGTTTGTGGGCAAGGAATAAGTAGCAGTAAGCCCAGTTGCAGCTATAGTGCTTGAAATTGTGTAGTAATCCTCGTCTGCTTGCACAAGCATGTCATAGAGATCACGAATAGCTGAGTTAATGTGTGTATCGATCTCTGAATTTGTGCATACGTTTGAATTTTCGATATCAGCGCGTTGCCTGACTTGGGCACGCATGTTCGAGAGAGTAACGGTTAAGGCCATTAAACTATCTCCCCTTTCTTAAAACGTTCCCAGCCCGGGAATTAAAAGTGAAATGGAGATTCCTCATGAAGCTCCCAAGCTGGGTCCGAAACTACAAAAGCTGAAAAAACAAGTGTCTTATTTTCCTGCTTTTGGTTTTTTTACTTTTTTAACTTTCTTTGCCATCTGATTCTTCCTCCCCTTCCATTTTAGAATAGTGCATTTCGGCAAGAGCGCAAATTGCTTCAGCAACTTTTGCTCCGTCTTTGCCCTCTATTCCCAAAGCGGAAAGGAGATCATCGCCTAAACTCTTCATCATTTCTTTTTCGTACTCACCGGAATCTTCTTTATCTTCCATAGGTGCGCCAGCTGAAATAATAAGGGCGGCAATCTTCTTTTTCTTAGAATCGCCCATCATACCCATCATATTAAACGCCTGAATTTTTCAGTTTCAGAGAAAATAATATGCGGCAAACAGCAGCAGGATCAGTAGCAGTAGCACCAGTTAGAGTCTTAATAACAACAAGCTTCGTTGAAGCCACTGTCTCAGACACAAACTGTGGAACAAGGTCAACTGCTGTTGCAGCAAGAAGACTAGCTTGTCCAGACATGAAGGAAGTAAATGGATCAGCAAGGGTGATGGTGTAGGCGCCGGTTGCAGTTTTTGCAGCCGTAAAACCCTTACCAACAACTGAGCTTACTGAGGCATCAGCTGCAATCACGATTTGACCCGTGATCATAACGAGGCCGTTTTCCATGTTCCAAATGCGATCTCTATAATTTCTATTAGCCATAAAACAACACTTTCTGCTGAGACGGTTGTCCGAAGTCAGCTCCTAGTTATCCCTCTAGGTCGGTTAAGTAGGGAGACAAAGAGGAGCCGCACCCCCCTCCCAAGAAAGGTGCGGCCTTTTCTAGATACTAATTATGCGAGCTTAACAACGCCGTTGAAGCCGGGAGCATTGCAACCCAAGTTTCCGTAGAAGGAAATACGGGTCTCATAGCTATCGCTTGAAGATTCACGGAGAATCGGTCCAACGCCATCGCTATTTTGGATATGAGGAGCAGCACCTAGGCTGTAAAGCTTCCAGGTAGCAAGTTCCAGCATCCAGCTGAAGTTTACGGGACAGTTTTGATCGGGCACTACTTTGATTGGGCCGTTTGCGCCATCGATCATAACGTACCGGAAACCAACTTCAGGGGTAACCTTCATGTCTGCGTACATAACCTTAGAACCCAAAGCATTGATTAAATCTCTGTAGTTCTTGTAGTTCATAAAGCAAACGTCAGGTGAACCACCTTCTTGCGCAATCTGTGTGGAGAGTTGCACGAGGGCTTCTTCGATGGGGAGTGCAGAGCCATCAACACGTTGACCGGCAAGTCTGGTGATGTCGGTTGTACGATCAACACCAAAGAAAGCGGTAGCACCAGGAGCAGTATAAGGAACCCAAGCTTCTAAGCCTGAGATCTTGGCTCCAAAGTCACCTTGAACAGCTAGGAAGTCGTTTTGTGCAATAGCTGCAATACCAGTCGACAAGTTAGCAGACATGGTTACAGTTCCGGCACTACGGTCAATGCTAGCAACAGTCAATGTACCTGAACGAATCGAGGTAGCATCGTTTGTGTCGTTGGCTTGGAGAACCATGCCCACTTCAAAGTTAACTGCATCTTGTGCGTTCGTGAGAGTACACACGGTTGTAGCAAATGAGGAGTTAGCCACTTGGCCGATAGCACCACCACCGGAACGGAACAAAGATGTAGCAATAGATCGGCTAAGAGCATGGATAGCTCCGTCAATCGTTGCTTTAGCTTGAAGAAGGAAGGTACCTTTGTCGTTCTTAGCAGCTTGGAGCAATTCGTTGTCGATTGAAGCAAGTGCATAGTCAGACTTACGGGTAAGGGTAAATGCCTTTAAGCCCATAGCAGTCTTGTTGGTTTGAGCGGTAGCAAATACTGAGCTTCTTCCCATAGGATCGGAATAGATCAAAGGAATCGGGAGGTTAAGTCCGCCAAAGTCTTCGAACTTAGGAACCATTGCGAAGAAGGGATTTGATTTATAGACAAGGTTCTGTACTGCGTCCTTGGTATAAATCTGTTTTAAGGCCGGTGTAAAACTAGTTATTGAGTCGTTAGCCATTATAGGCTCCTTTTATTATCGGAGCATGGACAAGGCTTTCTGCAAGCGCTCCTCTGCGGTGAGGTACTTGTCTGCTCCAGGATTCGTCACTGTTTGTGACATATTGTTTGTTAATGTTTGTGATTTGCCTGGTAGCGATTGTACTTCTTGCGATTCGGCCTTGGGTTCATCCTTTGGCTTGGCAAAATGTCCAAACTTCTTAGTTTGTAACACTTTTTCAAGCAAAGGATTCGTAGTCTTCTCTAGGTGAGCCTCAACCATATCTGCTATCTGTTCGTGAGTTGGTATTTCTTTATGCGTTTCGTAATACTCAGTTGCAGTATCGTATACCAAGTCCCACTCATCGAAAGCATTGATGAGTTCATACTTATCCTTAGCACCCAATATAAACTCTTTTTGAGCACTTTTGTAGGTAGCGACTGATTTTTGTCGTTCAGTCTCTTCCTTAGCTGCTTTCTCTGCAGCCAACATCTTCTTCGTCTCTTCCACTTCTTTTCTTAATAGGTCAATCTCAGTTGTAGCTTTTTTTGGATTTTCTATAATCTTATCAACAATCTTCTCATACGTTGTGCCGAGCCTCTCAAAGGCCCCCGTCGGATCAGTCTCTAAGAGCTTTTGTATCTCCTCAACAGTGCCATATTTCGATATTTTCTCGTTTAATTGCTTCTCTTTAAGCTGAATCTCACGCTCTTTTTTAGAGAGCAAAGCAAACTTCTGACTGAATTTATCATCTGGCTTAGCCTCGGCTGCCTCTGCCTTCGGCGCTCCCTCAACTGGCGGAGCCTCAACAGGTATCGCTTCCGTCTGTGTTGGTACTTGTCCATTAGGTATAACTGTAGCTGGTGTTTGTTCATTCTCCATAGTCATGAATCCCTCTCATTTAAGCTATTGGTGGTAATTGCGGTTGCTCCACAGGCATTTCTGGCTGCGGTTGTTGTTGCATCATGGAATCTTGGGGAACGGGCTCAGCTGGCGGGGCGGCCATATACTGAGCCTGCTCCATGAAACGCCTGAGTAATTCCAAGTTCTCCTCAGGTACGTTGTCTAACTTCGCCTTATTATAAACAGTCTGCGTGTATTGAACACAGTACTGAAGATCCATAAATGGCTCAGGGCTTGTGTATTCTCCATCGTTTACCATCTTCTCAACTATGTCTTGAACGAGCTCACGAGCTGCAAACTTCAAATTCTGTGCTCGCTCTAGATCTGGGAAATCTAGTAACTGCATACCTGTCTCAGGATCAATAAGACCCGCTTGCATCATTTCTTGAATAGCTGCTAATTTGCCTGCAGGTGTTGAGGGCAGCTGACTCACTGGCCAGCAATGCATCTGATACTTATCCTCATCCATGTTCACATCAGCCCATTTAATTGTCTTTAAGAACTTCTTCTCTCGAACCATGACTGAGTAATTCTTATCTGTTTTGTAGATATCCTTTGCACACTCAATAAGCTGCGCACCTATGTCTAAGAAGAATTGCTCCCAAGCTTGGCCAACAATGGCAAAACGCTCTGACTCTATATCGTTGTATTCACGAAGAGCCTTTCCTGAATCAAGGCCAGCAGGCTTTTTAGATTGAGCTGACAGCTGGGAGATTCCCACAATCTCAAAGGCCTTTTGATAAAGACGCTCTAAATGGGCATAAATCTCAGGGTGCACCGTTGCGAACACCTCAATAGTCGGCTTCACCCCTGAATAACTAACAAAGTTCCCTATATCGTTGTTGAAGTGACTCTTAACGATCTTTGAACCTTGCTCTACAAACACTGTAAATCCAGAACCCAAGTGATGGGCTCTCTGTATGCCTATTAAAAGCTTGTTTATCTCAATTTGAATATCTCGAAGCTGCTCAGCTATACCTTGGCCAAAAAAACCAAAGGGCCTTTGATTCCATTTAATGAAAGCAAAGGGAAAGTAGTCCTTGGTCCATGGCTCTTCAAATAGAGTGAAGCCTGAGATGCAGATAACGTGTTTGCCGTCTTTGGCACCCTTAGAACTTGGTAAATGCCATGCCTCAACAACGCCTACTTGATCAGCGTCTTGTGCGGGATCGTAATATCCAAGCCCATAACCACTCTTTGAGGAGCTTGCTTGCTCAATAAAGACCTCAGCATCGGGATACATTGCCTTTAACACGTCCCGATTCACTGTTTTGCACTGATAAATGCATCTTGGATTGCCGTATAAGGCATCGCGGTCATCTAAAACTATTTCATTTGGCAAAACACGCTCTACACAGATCTCTGAACCATCTGCATAGATCTTCATAATGCCAGTTCCAGTTATTCCAGCATCTATAAAGCACTTTGTTGCCTTTTCATAAGCACAAGTGGCATAAAACTGCCCCTCAACAAACTTGTTTAGCTGCTTTGCCTTCTTCTGAAGCGAATAATCTCCACCCTCAGTAAGAAATAAGGGTCTGGGACGGTTTTTAGCTATCTTTGCAGCTGCAGAATCAACACAGCTTTGAATAACGTTAAGAGTTACACGTGAGTCACGAGCCTCATCAGCTAGCCTAGAGTACGAATTGTACCCCAAGCCTTGCATATCGTTATTTCCATAGAGCCTGATGTAGCGAAGGTTCGCCTCAGCACGAGATGATTGTGATTCATCAAGGTATTTTACAACTCCAAGAATTGCGTCATGAGGCTTCTCTTGTTCCCACCATTTTTGCATTGATCGCTCCTACTATTTAGCTGAGTAAAAGAGGACTTCATCATCTGCGATTTTTTTCTGGGCTGGACTAAGCGGTTTTTCCTCTAGACCATGGG